TTACCTCTTGATCTCGATGTCCAGTGGAAAGCGCTCCCCAAGGATCTGATGTATGCGATCCTTCTGTTGCCTGATCAGAGGGAGCAAATCCAAAATAAACTTGCCGCTCTTGGGGACCTCGACGATGACCCCCCGTACTACCCCGAGTATTTCTGGACTCGCCAACGTGATTATGCTGACTTGGGGCTTCAAGCATCCAATCTTGCCCAGCGTCTTCGGGAGCATGCAAAGATGCCTCCTGTTGAGCACAAGCCGGGGGAATGGAACAGGGACCAAGCGTTGACAGATGTGATCAAAACCCTTGATGAGCGGCGAGAAGCTTATGAACGTCGGCGTGCAGCTCATGTCGATTTCATGTCGTCGAGTGACCCTGCTTCATAACGGGTAGTCTCCGAAGTTTCTTCGTATATGTGTGGTGCTCCTTACTGGCATATCTCGCCAATACAATCAAAACAGCCCACCGAGTGCCGCCGGCTCCCAGTTGGTGATCACCAGTTCCTTGCTGATTTCTGGCGTACCATGAGCGTTAGCAGTGCTGTACTTGATGTCCACGCCTTCCATCCAGAAGCCGTTGAACACCCGGCGGATGTCCGGGTGGTCGTTGATGCTGACCATAGCCTTGCCCTTGCATGTCCTCATGGACTGCGCCAGTTGCTCGTACTGCTCAAAGCCGAAGTCGATGCCATAGCCTTCCGTCTGCCAGTACGGCGGGTCGGCATAGAAGAAGGTATGCGCGCGGTCGTAGCGCTTCAGGCAATCTTGCCAAGACAGGTGCTCGATATAGGTCCCCGACAGGCGTAGATGCGCGGCACTCAGGTTCTCCTCAATCCGGCACAGGTTGATCGCCGGACCCGTGGTGGCCGTACCGAAGCTCTGCCCTTGGACCTTACCGCCGAAGGCATGCTGTTGCAGGTAATAAAAGCGCGCCGCACGCTGGATGTCGGTCAGCGTTTCCGGCCGGGTCATTTGCTGCCACTTGAACACCTGCCGGCTGGAGATCGCCCACTTGAACTGCCGGACGAACTCTTCCAGGTGGTTCTGCACCACACGGTACAAATTGGTCAGCTCGCCGTTCACGTCGTTCAGAACTTCGGTCTGGGCTGGTGCGTAGCGGAGGAAGTACAGGGCCGCGCCACCGCAGAACAGTTCGACATAGCACTCATGTGGCGGGAACAATGGCAGTAGCTTATCGGCCAGGCGGCGCTTTCCGCCTAGCCACGGGATGATTGGACTTGCATCCATCGTCTTCTCCATGTCGAGGCGCTCCAGGGCGCTCAGGTGTGAGGCTCTCGGCCTTCAAATGGTTCATGGCCCGGCAACGCGGGCACTTGATGATGAGTTCGAGATAGCGGCCGGAGGCCAGTTTGCGACCGCACTGGCCACAACGTATTTCAGCATTAAACATCTGCAAGCCTTATGTGGTGCCAATTATTCCGCTAGACTGACGGCGCTTTCAGCGCTGAAAGTGACAGTCTTGGGTTGGCTTGCAGGCTACGACTGCGGGTCAGCTGTCCGGGGGAGTGTTCGCGCACTCCCCCGGTCGCTGTCTCAACTAAGTATTTGCGGGATAGTCCTTCGGCTGCTGTGGCAATGCTGCCGTCGGGTCACCCGCAGCGGCCCTAACGATCGCTCGGCATGACTTGTCGTAGGCTTGCCAGTCTTCCGGGAAGGCGACTCCAGCTTTCCAGCAGCGCAGCGCGACCCGGTCGCAGGCATCGAGAAGAATCTGCGCCTGGGCCTGATAGGCCACCCAAGCCTTGGCCGTAGATTGCCCTGAGACTTCCGCATCCGTCGCCTCGCGGTCCCCTGGTTGGCAGTCGCCCTCGTAGAGCTGGCCTTGTGTGTTGATATACGTCATGTCAGAAAGCCCTCCTAACGCGCAGGCGGTAATAGCCGGATGCTGCCGTGCCACCAGAGGAACCCGTCCCTACGCCTCCCGCTCCGGTGTAGAGGCTGTATACGTTACGGCTGGTCGGGGCATAGCCGATGTAACCGATCTGAATACTGCCGGTGTAGTAGTAGTCGGTAGCCTTTCGCTCATTGCTGCCTGCAGCGTCATCCGCCATGGTGACATCACAGTTATATTGCGTCGTGCCCACGTTGTGGGACTTGGAGTACGCCGTGCCCGCTGCCGCTGCAAACAGTCCAGAGTCGTATCTTCCGTTGTAGGCATACGCGGTCACGCTGCTGATGCTCGCCGCGCCTGCAATGCCTTCCCCTATATACAGCCGAGCCGCACCCAATAGCACCGGATTACCACCGGATACAGCGCTCGGGCCGGCCACCTTGTACAGGATTCCCTCGCCGATGCTGTACCAGTCACTGGCGTAGCCAGCAGTGACGACCGATTTTACGGCTGCCGGGACGGCATACGCCGTGCCGGCCGGATGATCGCAATAGGGCAGTAGCTCGACCTCGTCCACATGGCCGGCAAAGAAGGTGTTAGCAGCACTGTAGGTGACCGCGCCAATGGTAAAACCAATTGGTGCCGCGCATATTTTGGCCGAGGAGCTGATGGTCTGGTCCAGCGCGCCATTCACATAGATGAAGTATTTGCCCGCCACGGCATCGAACGTGATTTCGATGAAGTATTGGTTGCCAATGCTGAGTGCTGTGGTGCCGGCCGTACCGTTGGCCAGATCCCAACTCGCCCCGGTGCTGGACAGGTACAGGAAGGTCTTCGCGCTAGACATCTCCAGCGAGAGGCCAAATCCCGCCGCATTGACCAGATTGAAAAAGGTCTGGGTGCCGGTCACCGATGTGGGGTTGAACCAGCCCCGGATTGACCAGCTGCCATTCGGGAGTGCAGTGATCGACGGAATTTTTGCATAGTCGGTCGTGCCGTTCAGCTTGAGCGACGACGTCCCGAATTTACTGACCGAGGTATCGAGCTGTGCCGCTCCATACAGGGCAACCGGATTGCCGAAGTCATCAGTCGTGGCGGTCGCCCCATTGGCGCCGTCGAAATGCAGCAGCAACTGTGCCGCCTGGTTGTAGCTGTAGCCATATTGTGGCGGTGCCAGCGTACTCCCTAGCGTGACCACACCGGCGTTTGCACGCTGGGCATACAGGTAGGCCAGGCTATTCGCGGGGAGAGCTGGCCATGGAGTATCGGCAGAGATGGTCTCGATGTAATCGCTCGTTCCCAGTGCAAAGGCCAAGCGCACAGCAATCACGGTGGCGAGTAGCTGCGGCTGTAGCCCTGCTCCTACGGTAATGCAGGCCGGCCGGCCATTGCTGTCGGTGGCTCCCGCTTGCACCGTCTGGCGGACCTGTGGATTCACTGCCGGAGCGATGCCTGTCGCAGGGTTCAGTAGCACCCACTTCCCCAGCGTGGCATCCAGTTGCAGCGTGACCCAGTGTCCTGCCCCTGCAATGTCTCCCGGCGCAAGAGCCGCACCAGCACCTTTGACAATTGCCGCAGGGGCAATCACCCCTGGGTTCGGTGTGAATGTCGGCGTTGTCGTGGCATTCGGGGAAAGAGCGCGCACCGTGACCTCAACAACGCCGGCAGCCATCGTTGCCGCCGAAATCGCCGGGGTAAAATTGCCCGTCAGGGCGTCACCAGTGCCCCCCGCCGTGGCCGCCGAGTATAGATTTTCCTGAATTGCGGTCTGGATCTGCCCCAGCGTTACCGCATGTTGCGGCTGAGTCGCCGATGCCAACTGTGTTGGTGCTCCTGTGCAATGCAATAGGACATAGGAACCGGTGCCTACTGTGCTATTCCACTGGAACCAGGCGTCTCCCCCTGCGACCAGCTCGCCTCCCTGAAGCGCTTGATGTGCCAAGCCGACGACAGTCACGGCGCCAAGCCCATCGTTGAAGGTCGACGGACCGGTATTGCTCGTCTTTATCTTCACCCGCAGCACCATGCCTTCGCCGCGCGTTTGCAGTGCCGGTGCGTAGGCGCCAACGTAGGCGTTGGCGGCACCGGTATCGAGCGTGAAGGTTGGCCCGCCAGCTTGCAGGATCGCATCGAATTGCGAGGCCACCACCGAGTTCACCAGGAAGGCGGCCGACGTCGTATCGTAGGTGGCACTGACGACGGCATTGGCCGGCAGGTCGCCCGACTGTAGCGGTTGGCCGTCGTCGCGTAGCAGTGGCACGGCGCCGCCGCCGGCATTGACCGTCGACGGCCCGGTGTTGGCGTGTGCGGCGCGGTATTTGATCGCGAGCCCGTTGCCGTAAGCATTGATTGCTGGGTTGAGTGCGATCACATAGGCGTTGACGGCGCCGGTGTCGAGACTGTAATTGCCGGTCTTGGATTCGATCAGCAGCAGAATGGCCGCCAGCAGTTGCGCGTTGTTGTTCGGGTCGAGCGTCAGCCCGGCGGCGAGGATGGGGGCCGCGATCTCGCCCTGTACTGCGTTGTGCCACGCGGCGGCGAGGAAGGTGCCGAGCGCGCCGCTCGTCGGGTCGCCGTCGTGGAACAGGTTGTCAGAGGAGGAGATGAGTTGCATCGTCAGCGTCCATAGGTGAATTGCACGTAGGTGAAGGCCGGCTTGAGGTCATTGAGGACCTGCTCGATGACCGGGTCTTGGTACGAGGTGATGGGGTCGCCGGCCGAGGCGGTGCCGGCCGAGGCCTGGTAGCGCACCAGGGCGGTGCCGCTGACGTTGACCTGCCAGACCCAGATGATGTCGGTGATCCACATCGCGTCTCCGGCGCGGCTGGTGCCGGCGCGCGCCGGTTGCGGCTCGGCGATGGCAATGGTGTAGCCAAGCTGGGCTGCCAACTGGGTGAAGTACGGGATCGACAGGCCGCCGACCTGGGCGACCTTGGCGACGGCTGCGTCGATGCGCTGCTGGGTGGTAGCGCCGGCGGCCGGGGTGAGCCCGAGCACGCGCTCCCAATCCGGCAGCATGGCGCCGGCACCGTAAGGTGTGATGGCGTCCAGTACTGTGATTGCGCTCTGCATCGCGGCGTCGAGTGCACTGCCTTCGGCGCTTAGCTGTGCGATCAGCGCGTCCGCCGCCCGGTCATAGCTGACCGGCGGCATCAGCAGCGGCAGCAGGTCGGCGTGCTTCATGGCATCAGGCTCACGTTGAGAGTGCCGAGCTGGCACCACTGCACGGCGTTGGCGTCGGCTTCGGGCACGACGTTGGCGCTCGGCGTCAGTAGCAAGCGGTCAGTCACCCCGGATACGCCGCTGACCAGAGCTTCTACCTGGCTGCGGATATAGCTCGCCCCCGGCACCAGGCCGGCGAAATAGCTGGCCAGCACCGGCTGGACCAACGCTTTGGCCTGATCCGCCGTACCGCTCGGGAACGCGACCTGGATCACATGGTCGAGTGTCACGATCGTCGGCGCGATCGCCAGGCAATTCTTGGCGGTGACCGGACGCATGCTGTCGATGTAGCTCTGGACGGCAGCAAGGGTGGTGCTGGACGGCAGCCCGCCCGACGAGGTGATTACCACGTCGCAGGTGCCGAGTCCGCGCCGCAGTGGATAGACAAAGGCCGAGGAGACCCCGTCGACGTTCATGGCCCAGCGCCGGAAGTCCCATTGGTTGCCGCCGGCCGGCGGCCGCTGGATGACATCGAGCAAGCGCGCGAGCAGGTCCGCGTCGGTTTCTTCGTCGGTGCCGCCGACCAGGGACACGACGCTGCCGGCCGAGTTGACGCCATTGGGGGGCGACAGCAGGGTCAGCGTGGCGCCCGCCGTTTCATTGCCAGCGCGGCCGGCCGTGACAGCGCTCGCGGTCAGCGTCAGCGTGCCGTCGGCTCCAAGCGTCCCGGTAGCGGTGGTCTGGTATTGATTGCCGTCGAGGGTCTGCGCGATCAGCGTGGCAGTGACCGGCGCACCCGGCTGGCCGGACAGCAGGATGGAGCCTGCCGCCGCCGTGGCTTGTTTCTTTGATAGGCCACGCGTCCGCGCATGGCGGGCCAGCATGTCCGAGTCGGCCGTGTCAGGAAAAATCTGTTTGGCGATCCACGCCTGGTACTGATACAGCCCCTCGACCGCGCTGGCGCTGGCGCTGGCGTTGGCACGGATCGCGTAGTCCGAGTCCGCGCCGGTGTCGGCATCCGGCTGCCGATTGGCGATATCGCGCAGGATGTTGGCGGTGATCTGGTCGTAGGTTAACGGTGTGAACGCCATCAGCCCACCTTTACCGGATGCTTGAAGGACTGGACCTGCCCGCTGGCGTCGGTCACGTCGATGTACAGCCACAACCAGCCTGTGCCGGGGCGCTCGGTCGTGACGGTCACGCTTTGCGCGCGGGCGTCATCCACCAGCGGTTGCAAGGCTTGTTCCGCGTACTGGCGGGTCAGCACAGCGACACGCGGCACATCCTTCTCGCGCGCGAGCGTGTAGAGCTTGGACCCGAGCGTGGTATCGGCCCAGTACGATCCCAACGGCGTACGCAAGCGCAGGTACACGGCGTTGGAAAGCGTGCGGGTCATTTGCCCGGTGTAGGTGCCGGTGGCGGGATCGAGAGCGGGGTCCATGCCGCGATTGTCGCGGCATGGGGGATGGGGACGTCAGGTGATGGGTGTCAGTATGGAGGCCCGCGCCGCTCGTTAAAGCGGTGGCGACGATGGCGCCCCCAGCGCGATGACCTCGTGCTCGTGGCCGGCCAGGCTCTTGCCGCTGGCCACCACGTCCTGGTCGGTGGTGAAACTGCCGCCGGTCTGCTTGACGCTGCCGGAGAAGGTGGCGCCGTCGCCGCCCTGGACGGCCAGGCCGCCGTTGCCCGACAACTGCTGATCGACGATCACCTGGCCGGTAAACTGTGCGGTCGGGCTGTCGAACTTCATGCCTTCGGTGGCGGTGAGCGTGAAGGTCTTGGTGGTGCCGAGGATTTGGCCGTCCTTGAACACAAAGGTATCGCCGAAGGCGTTGAAGATCGCGGTTTCGCCTGGCGCCAGTCCTGAGACCCGGTAGTCGCCGTTCTCAGTGGCGACGATGATGCCATGACCGGTACGGCCGCCGACCGGCAACACCACCACCACGGTGCCGGGCGGCGGGTTGGAGGTGAAGCCGAAGTGCTGGAACAGCTCACAATCGGGCAGCGGTTCGCTCGCCAGCCCTTCCACTTGGGCCAGTTGGCTGTCGACACCGTTGCCGGTCATGGTCAGCACGCCGCGAAACGCCAGGCGAATGCGCCCGAGTGCGCGCTGGACGCGAGCGTCAATCTGATCCCACATCAATCATTTCCTCCGGTCCATCGGTCTTTTTACGGCGACGCGTGCGTGCGCGGTGGGCATGCGCGTCCAGCGTCCAGACGCCGTCCTCTTTCAAGGTCAGTAGGGTGTAGCTGCCCTGACCGCCGCGCCCCTTGCTCAGACGCCGGCCCAACAGGAAGAACACCGCGTTAATGCCATGGGGTTCCGAGAGCACATGGATGCGCTGGCCCGGCGCCCACAGCACGCCGTCGGTGGTGCGATGGCCCTTGACCTTGGCGACCAGCGTCAAGCCCTTGAGGCGCGAGTCCATCAACAGCTTGCGCGCGCGCGAAACCGCCTGGGCGACGCTTTCGCATTCGTGGTCGACCACGACGTGGGGGCGGTAGAACGCCACGCCAGGATCGGTGGCTTTACCTACGATGGCGTGTTTGCCATGGTCGAAAGCGGTGCCGTGCTTCTGGCCAAGCACGGTGACTTCCGAATAGCGCTCGGCGATCGAGTGTGTGCGCTTGAGACTCTCGACGTTATTACCTTGTCCGCTGCGGCGCAGGATCAACGAGGCCACCGGCGGTACGCTGTAGTCGGGGCCGCCGACGATCAGCGTGCCGTCCGGCGCGAACCATGGCCACAAGCCGTTAGCCTCGGCTGCGTTGGCCAGCACGTTCCAGGCGCGGTCGCCCGGCTCGACGTTGACCTTCTCGGTGGTATAGGTGCTGTCGGCGTTGATCTTGATGTGCGAGATGCCGAGCGGTCGCACGATGTTGGCGACGACCTGGGCGAGCGTGACTTGTTTAGCGACGAAGATCGGCGCAGCGCAGTCGAGCAGGATCGCCGCTTGGTCGCGGCCATTGAGCGTATAGACAGTGCGGTCCTTGGCGACTTCGTCTTCGATGGTGTCGATGCGCCCAACCAGGATTTTGTCGTTGCCGACACGCACCTCGATCGGCGCGCCCACGACCAGTTCGGCCGGAATAGAGCCTTGCGGCGCGGCCAGTTCGACGCGCCAGGCATCGCCGGGCACGATCAGGTGCGAGTCGATGTCGTAGCTGCTCCAGTCTTGATGGGCATGGCCGCCGATCATCAGGCTAACCTTGTCATCCGTGGTGGCGGACTTATTGGGCGTAGGCATTGAGCGTGGTTCCTGGTTGCAGGAAGTTGGGGTTGGTGATGTTCGGGTTCAGGCGCGCGAGTTCGTCGGCGCGCGTGTAGTCGCCATACCAGCGAAAGGCCGTCAGATGCAGGTTGCCCGGCATGGTCACGGCGCGCTGGACCAGCTGAGGCTGTTGTTCGATGACGGCGATGGCGGCGTCCTGTATCGCCAGGGCGGTGTCCTTTAGGTTCTCGGCGATCGGGCGCGAGGTCTCCAGCGTGAACACCTGGCGGTGTAGGTCGATCGCGCTTTGGATAGCGGTCCGGGTGTCGCCAACGATCTGCCCGATTTCATCTGGCGTCAGTGTTGGGTCGTCGGCCTCGTCTTGCAGAATGGACGAAGCGGTGTCGGCCAACTGCGCGGCGGCCGCCAACTGGATGAAGGCCGTGACCGGGGCGACGGCGCTGGCCGGCGCATTGACCGGCACCGAGGCAGAGCCCGTCGCCAGCGCGCTGTCGAGGTTGGCTTGCGTCGTGGCGGTCGTGCCACCACTGGTGGTGGTCGGCGCCGGGATATTGTTGCTGGCGGCGCCGACCGCGACCTGACCGCCGCTGCTTTGCACGACGGCGGTACCGGAGTTGATGTTGCCCGGCAGTTTGACCACGCTCGCCAACTGGCCGGACAGGCTTTTCCAGTCGGACGTGATGACGCCGACGTCGAACGAGCGCAGGTCCGCGATGCCCGACAGGCTGTTGATCACGCTGGAGGCGAACGACTGCGGATACTGGATCATGTCCAGCGTGGTGCCGGTGATGCCCTGCACCTGGCGGTTGATGGCGCCCAGCGTCGACGTCATCACGCTACGCAGGCCGTTGAGCTGTTGCATGTTGCCGCTGGCGGCCTTCAACGCTGTTAACGCGGTGCCGAGCGCCGCGATGCCGTTGGAGCGGATGGTGCCGGTCAGCGAGCTGATCGCAGCGGCTTTTTGCGCGGGCAGCTGCTGAACGAAGAACGGGTTGCTGGCGCTCTTTTCGAGGAAGTGCAGTTCGACCGTGCAATGGTCAGGGTTGTCCGCGTCGTGCAGGACTTCGTAGTCGAGCAACTGCGTCTTCGGGATGCTGCCATAGACCGGATGGATCAGTTCGGCCGGGCCGGCCTGATCAAGCACGGCCTGAAAGGCTTTGAGCTGGATCTCGTAGGTGTCACCCCAGAACACCGCCGTCAGGTCGATACGGCGCCCCTTGCGCCCCAAGTCCTCGGTGTCGGTACCGTCCAGGTAAGGGTACTCGTGTTCGGCCACGTCGCGCTTGGTCGCGTCCTTGGTCCGCTGGCAGTCGAAGGTGACGCCACGAAACGTGGCGATTTGGAGCGAGGTCGACCAGCTCATCTCAATACCTCAAGGCCGCGAGCGTGTTGATCTGGTTCACCTGTTCGGCGATGACATGGCCATCCAGGTGGATCTGGTTGTTGATGGTGATCGGCTGCGGTTTGGCTGTCGCCTGTGCCTGCAAGGCCGCCAGCACCTGCTGATTCAACTTACCTGCATCGTTCTGCCCCGACCACGGCATGACCGGCGCACTGTTACGGCTTTGTACCGACTGTTGATCGGCTTGGTATTGCTTGATCCACTGTTCGTTCTCGGCGGCGTAGCCCTCACCGAACTGATACCAAGGTTGGTATTTTTTGCGCGCGGCATCGATCACCTGTTGTGAGTAGTGCGCGTGCAGACGCTTCCAGGTGGCATCGCCATTGGCCAGTTCTTCGTCTTCTTCGTTCGAGGTGAAATTGGCCAAGGCAACCGCGCCCCCGCCAATGCCAAGCCCCGCGCGGAACCTAGAAATAAGTGCTCCGAGCCCGGCCCCGGACGCGATGCCACCCCCGCCCGCGTTGGTCTCCCCCCCGCCCGCGCCTTCCCCGCCCTTACCGAACACCAAACGTCCGAGTCCGATCGCTAGAATTGCCTGGGTGACGCCCTCGAATGCGGTCTTGGCCCCCATCACGGCGGCCGTGAGGCCAGGGTACTGAGCGCCATAGTTGGCGAGCTTGGCGGCGGTATCGCCGACCATGCTATCGAAGCCGCGCAGCGCGTCCTTCTCTCCCATGCCGGCGATCGACTTAGCACGCTCGGTCTTGTAATCGTCGGTACGCGAGATGACGTCGAAGTCGCGGTCACCGTAACCGGACGCGACCAGCGCCTGATCGCGGATCTGCTGATACTTCGGCTTCTGGTTGACATAGGCCATCAGCGCCTGCAGTTCCTGGCGGTTGTGCACGATCTTGCCGATCGCCGACCCCTGCACGATGTCGAGCATGCTCTCCAGCGTCTCGCGGCGCTGTCCGTCGTTCTTCACGTTCGCGAGCCGCCCCTGGAGCAAACGGTAGTTCTTGTCACGCTTGGCCACCTGGTCGAGCAGGTCGCCGAACACCTCGATCGAGTTTTGGCCCTTGCCACGGCCGTTGGCCAACATCACCGACAAGTCGCGGTGCAGGTATTTTTTAACCGAGCGCGCGGTGTCACGGCTGTTGAGGTGGGTCAACAGGTCCATGACGTTGTTGCCGGCCTCGTCGACGGTGCCCGATGTGGTGACCGACAGTTCGTTCAGGGCGATCAGCGAAGCCAGACCCTGAACGCCGTTCATCCCGGAATTCTTGGCGGCTGCCATCTGCTGCGGCAGCCATTTGGCCATGTCCGGCAGTTTGAAACCGCCCATATGGCCACCACGAATCGCCATGTCGAGCGCTTTCGGCACCATGCTTTCGTTGAAGCCAAAGTTCTGAATGGCGCGAAACGCGATATTGCCCAGCTCGTTCGGGTCCGCGCCCTCGGCCGTTGCATACTTCTGCAGTACCGGCAGCAGGCGGAACACCTGGTCGTGGGTCATGGTGTTGTGCGACAGCAGATTGTCGAGCGTCTCGGTGACCTGGTCGAGATTGCCGCCGACCTGGCTGATGGTGTTCTTGATCGCTCCGCGGATCTCGGCCTCGCCCGAGATGCGGCCGCCGACGTCGCGCTCGTTGAATGCGGTATTGGACATCATCGCGACGCGACGGTCCCAGGCCATGGTTTCCTTGACCGGCGTCGCGATCGCATGGGCGGCGCCGATACCGCCGAGAATGCCGTCGCCGACCGTGCGCAAGCCTCTGGCACCGCCCTGAAACAAGCGGATGCCGCGTTCGGTACTCGACAGCCGCCCCATCTCGCGATTGAGTTCGGCAACGTGGCGTGTCATTTGGTCGAAGGCACGCGCCTGTTCGTCGGCCGACATCATTCCGCCGCGCGCCAGTCGCTGGTAGGCGGCCTCGGTGCGGGCGATCTCACGCTGAATGTCCGCCTCCGAACGCAGCCCCAACGCCTCCCATGCTTGCTGGAAGCGCTGATAGTCGCGCAAGCGCTTGGACAGGCTACCGTCCGTCGCCCGCGTGGTTGACTCCGCGCTGGCAACTGCCGCCTGACTTTGCCGCTCATAAGCGGCCGAGGTCTGAGCCAGTTCGCGCTGGATCGCGCTCTCGCTGGCGGTGGTGGCTCGCGTGCGCTGCGCCGCCATGCGCGCGCTCTCGTCGCCGACCCCGCGCACCGCCGCGCTGGCGTCGGCGCTGTCGCGCTTGACCGTCTGCAGGATACGCGCGAGCGGCCCCGACAGCTCGTCGCGGGTTTTTAGCAGCAGGGATACGAGAAAGTTCTGGCTCATGGCTTAGGCTTGGCGGCGTGGCGTTTCGAGATGAAGCGCTGGCGAGGCGCACCCCCATCGCCCTGACGCTGGCGCTTGGGGGGCGCGCTCAGGCGGCGTGCGGCCGCCATATACCCGTCGAGTTCGACGGACGTCAGCTGCCGGATGCGGGACTCGGGGATGCCGTATCGACCAAGGAGGAGGACGGAGAGTCGGTACTCGGCGAGGGCGGATTCGAGCGCATCCGCTTTTTTTTGAGTTCGGTCTCGGCGGCCGCCAGCACGTCGAAGTCATCGTCGACCATATTGCCGGCCAGAAAGTCGGACGTCAGCGTCTCGGTCGGAATGGTGCCGAGCCGGACCAGGCAGCGTGCGAAGATCGCGGTACGGACCTGCATATTGGAGACGGTGCCGACGTGCTGCAGTACCGCGATATTGTCGGCGATCATCGGCAGGCGCAGTTCGAAGTCGTAGTGCATCTGGCCCGAGTCGGCCGGGTATTCAACGCCGAACTTCAGACTATCGGTCTGGGTCATCATTATTCGTTCACCTTATCGGTTGCAAACATCTTGATATCGCGCCGCCCCTCGTTGTCGACGCTGTATTTCTCGCCGACATCGGTGGTGCAGCAGTTGAGATAGCTGACGGGCGAGCCGCCGCTGGCCTCGGGGGTGATCGAGACCTTGGCGCCCTCGATCGCGGCCCAATCGATGTCGCCGGTCAGGGGAATGACGACCGTGATGGACAGCGAGTATTCGGTGATTCCCTTCGAAAACCCCTTGGCCTTGCCGGTACTGTTCATGGTCTTGACCAGCTTGCGCCCGGTCTTGGTCTGGACGTCCAGATCGACCACTTCGTATTCGGTGCCATCGACGTCCAGGACGATCGCGCCGACGTATTCTTCCAATGCCATGGCATCCTCCCGTTACAGAATCAGTTCGATCACGCCCGCGAACACATGCAGCCCCGGCACCACCGCGCACGGTAGCTTGGCGTTCAGTTGACCAGTGGATTGCGAGTCCGGCTCGACAATGAAGCCGTCCTTGTTGGCGTCGACGTTTTCGATAATTTCCAGCCCCTGCGCCTCATACGCCACCGCCAGCAATTCCGAGCGCACCTTGGCCGGGATGCGAGTGGTGAGTTTGTTACGCGGAAAGCGCAAGGCGACACGTTGGCGCCACGCCAAGCGCATGTAGTCCATCGTGCGGATGGTGGTGATGTCGAGCAGTGCCGGATCGCTTATGTTCTGGGCGTTGACCAGATAGGTGCTGATGGCGCGCACGATCTGCACCACGTCGCCCGAGCCGACTTCGAACGGTGTCACCCCGTTGTGCAGTGCGGTCTCCTGTTCTTCGCGGCCCGGGCGTTGTGTGATGTCGGTCACGTCGAGGCCGGTCAGCGCCAGCGTATTCAGCGGTCGCGCCGGATCTTCCTCGGAGGCGATCACCGCGCCATAGGCAGCCGCGATCTGCCAAGCCGGTAATACCGAACCGTTGTGCCAACCGATGGTGATGCGCCCCCCGTTGATCTGTCCCGCCAGCGTGGTGGCGGTGGCTAACGAGCTCGGCCAGCCGGCGACCCCGAGCGCGCCACGCTGTTCCATCGGGTTCGACACGTAGTCGAGATGGGTACGCAGCGCGGTCAGCGACGCCTGGGTGGAGAACGGCGCGATCAGGATGTTGTGACCGGCGCCAAACACGGCGGTCAGCGCCGGCTGGATGTCGGGGTCGGACAAGCCGCCGGCCATCGCCACCACGGTGCCGGTGACGCCGCTGGTCTGACTCAGCATGCTCAAGGTGATGCCGTTGCCGGCCAGCCCCTTGTTCTTGGCCGTGATATCCAGCTTGGCGGGATTATTGGCATCGAGACTGGCCGTGATGGGCAGGTCCGGCTGGTTCTCGATCTGCTCGAGCAGGTTGGCGGCGATGGTCTGGGCCGTGTCGCCGAGTGCGACGGCGATGGTGGCGGCCACGCCCGCGACCGTCAGAGTGACGTTACCGCTGGCGGTGGCGGTGCCGGCCATGGTCAACGATCCGGTCGCCACGACCCCGGCAGCCGCGTCGTCGACCGCGATCACCGTCAGCTGCAAGTAAGGGTTGGCCTTCAACGCGGCGCGCACCATCAGATGCGCTATCGAGCCGATGCCGAAGGCGGCCTCGGCGTCTCCATCCGAGTAGATATTGGTTGCCACCAGCGCCGCCACGCTGCCGCTCGGCAGACGCGGCCCAATGATCAACACGCGTTGCGTGTTACCCGGCAGGGCATTGACAGCGCCGCTGGTATTAAATTCGAAGTATTGCCCCGGCTTGCGGATGCTCGACGAAATCTGGTCGAAGCTGATGTTCGGACTGGCCATCGATGTCTCCGGTTAGGCCTGGGCCGAGGTAGCGGCCGCCAGCGGGGTCTTGGATTCCACCGATGCGGTGTCGGCGGTCGGTGTGGGCGTGCTCGCCTCGACTGGGGTCTCGACGGTGGAAGCGCCATCCTCGACCTCGATCAGGTCGCCGTCGCGCAGGCGGCGCAGGTAGTACGGCGTGGCGTCGACCACGACCTCCGCGTCGTCGGTAATGTATTTGCGCGGCGCGCCTTGTTTGGGAACGCGCACGCCGGGGGCGGCTTTGACTTTCATTCGGTAGCTCCGGTTAGAGACACAACGTCTTGAGCATCAGGAGCGCCGGCTTCCTGGCTCGGGTTGAGGTAGTAATTCATGACCAGGGTGTTCCACTGCGGCGTAGCCGGGTCGACCTGGCCACCGAAGCGGGCGAACAGACTGTCGAGGCCCGAGGTCGGGTCGCCGGCGTCCACGCTCGCCGGGTCGACCGGCTGCGGGAAGGTGCCCAGCGGCAGCGTCGCCTCGACCCAGGCCGTGTGGAATTCGAGCGCGAACACCGAAAACGCCTGCCCCTGAATCCGGCTGTTGTAGAGCGTACGCACCGAACCCGGCTCCAGGGCGCGGATCGGCAGGCCCAGATCCTGTTGCGCCAGCAGGTGGCGCACTGCGTAGACCAGCAGATTGGTGCCGACCTCGCGCGCGCCGGGACCGCCGAGGCGCGACGCGGACTCGCTGCGCACGCTACGGGTACCGACCATGACCACGAAACTGCCCTCGGCGCGCCATTTCTCGCGTCGGGTATCGACCGGCACGGTCTTTTTGACCCCGGCGAAGGTCACCCAGGCGGCGGGGAAGCGCTTGAGTACCTCGAGCAGGTTCTCGTCGTCGAACTCGCCGCCGTAGGTCTCGACCGCATTGACCATGCGGCCGAGGCCACGGCGCAGCCTGTCGGCCAGTGCGAGTTCGACGGCAGTCAGGATAGGCACCGGTGTTGCCATCAGAATCCGCCCCTGTCGTCGCGGCTGAAGATGCGCGTGCCCTGGCGGAAGGCGATGGTCTCGCCGGGCTGGACCGGCTCGCCGTTGGGCATTTCGCCGAGCGTGATCTTGCCAGCGGCCGCCAGCTCCAGGAAGCGCACCGCGTCGCGGTGACGATCACGCGCGGCCTCGCTCAACAGCGCGTTGCTGCCGCTGAGGCGATAGCGCGCGATGTCGCAACACAGGCCGGCGATAAAGCGCGGCGTGCCGGTCAGCGGCAGGGTGTAGCGGCCGGCCAGATAGGTGTCGATCTCGGCACTGGCGTCGTCGAGCGCGCCGGCCAACACGGTGGCATCGATCTGCCCCGACTGGCTGCGGTCGGTCAGCGCGACGACTTCGTCCTCGCCGAAGCGATTGACCATATCGTCCTGGATCGCATAGGCCATGGCTTAACGACCCCGGCGGTGGCCGGTATCGGCCTTGGCTGCGGCGGGCGCCGGTGCTTCGGTCTGGCGCGACTCGGAGGCGGCCGACTGCAGTTGGACCACGTAGTCGGCGGCGCTGCCGTCCCAGTCGGCCGGCAGCAGTGCGAGCACCGCGTCGGCCGTGGCGGCTTTGTCGCGCAGGTCGGCCAACTCCTCGGGCGCGATCACCAGATCGTGCACCTCGTCGACCTCTTCGCAGTCGAGCATGCGATCGCTTTTCAGATGCGCGATCTGGGCGCTGGTCAGCAGCGACAGCGGAATGTTGGCGGGTTTGATGCTGAACTTCAGCCCTTCACGGCGGTAACCCTCCGCCTTGGCGCTCACGCGCAGAACGCGATTCGACATCCTGTTTCTCCAGAAAGGCGGCCCCTGTCGCCAGGGGCGCCGGGTTCATCAGTTCGCAGCCGGTACCGCGCCGGTGCCGTCCGAGCCGAAGGCCATCTGCCAGAAGCCGTAGCCACCGGCCGCTCGCGCTTCGGCGCCGAACTTGAATTTCTTGCGGTTGAATACGTCGTCGGCGTTCGGGTCGGTCTGCTGCACGAAAACCGGCGCTTTGCGTTCCTGGTAGATCAGCGGCTTGATCGGCTTGGTGGTATCGAGCAGGAACCAGGCGGTGTCCGAGGTCAGCCGCGCGTCACACTCCACGGTGGCCGTACCCTTGTAGGGGTTGGGCATGCCGTCGTTCAGACGGTCGTTGGTCATCAGCGCGTTAGCGATGTCCTCCAGTGCCGGCGGCACCAGCAGGATGTTGGGATTGATGTTGAGCGGCCGGCCTTCCTCGTCGGTGATCTTGCGCATCTGGGTGCGCACCACGCCGTAGGTCGCGCGAGCGGCGGCCTGGCCGGCAACCGACAGAGGCAGGTTGCTGTAGTTGGACACCGGCGCGTTGCGCACGACGTGGGCGTTGCTGAAAAACGCCTGGCCGTCGTAGCAGGGGTTGGTGAAGCCGTGATTGACCAGGTCGATGACGATCTCGTCCGGCAATTGCTTGGCCGAGAAGCCGGCGTTCTGCGCTTGCGGCGCGTACAGGCCGAGTTGGTCGTCCTCGATGTCGTTGCGGTCGACCTCGACCGTGGCTTCCCAGTCGTCGTTGACGATGGTGTAGCCATGGCCTGCCAGCGCCTTGATGTCTTTTTCGCCGATCCACTTCTGCATGCGCGGGAAGCGTTCCAGCCACGCGTAAATGTTCTGGCGGGCGGACGACGGCACCTTGGTGGCGATACGTTCCCAGATGGACGGTGCCGCGTCGAAGGCGTTGTTGAAGGACGTCTTGAGCGCCCAGAACACCGCCTGGATGGTTTCCTGATTAACGAGCATGAAGCCCTCCCTTACAGGACCCAGACGCCGTCGGGATCGATGCCGAGCACGATCCCGGCTTGCGCGCGGGTGTTGTTGCTATTGGTCTTGGCGACGGTCTGGTTGTCCTCGACAAAGCACGGCTTGCCGAAGCTGGACTGGCCGATCGGGTCATCCGTCGAGTTGGCCCACTTGAAGGCCACGCCCCGGCTGACCTGTACGCTCTTGGCGCCGTCGGCGCCGGCGCTGTTGTCGACGTACTGCTCGGCCCGGCCGGCATAGGTCAGATCGGCTTCCGTCTTGCCTTCGAGGGCGAAGCCATTGGCGTTGACCATGACCAGCAGCCCGGCGTGGACAATCTGGCCAGCGGCGACCGGGATCGCGACGATGCGGGCTTCGCGATAGCCGGTATTGCGATCGGCGGTGGCGGCGGTCATTGCGCGGCTCCTTTGGCTTTGGCGACGGCGACCGGGTTAATACCCATCTGGCGGCACACCGCGAGCGTGGCGGCATCCAGCCCCTCGGCACCTTGGGGTGCCGTCTCGGGCGCGCGGCCGCCGTTCTGTTGCGCGGTCAGCGCCGCGATCTTGGGCGCGGTGGCGATGAAGCTGCGCAGCGCGGCCAGGTCTTTGTTACCGAGCTCGCGTGCCCAGGCTTCCTGGGCCGGCAGCAACTGGCCGTTGCTCAGTGCTGCCGCAACGGTTTGCTCGACCTCGCGGCCGTTGATCTGGGTCGACAACGCGGCGATCTGGCCTTGCAGATCGGTGACCACCGTGATCGGCACGAACTTGGCCGGGTCCGGCGTGCTGCCGAGCTTGAGCGCGGCGATCTGGGCATCCTTGACCGTGTGTGCGGTCGTCAAGGCGGCGACCTGGTCGGCGTCGGACTTGGCTTTGACGAAGTGGGCATTGAGCGCGGCCAACGCCTGGTCATCCGGCGTCTGCGTCGACAGGCCCAATTGCGCGAGCAATGCCTCCAGCAGTTTGTTCATCGGGGGTTCCTTTTGGGAGGAGAGGAAAGCGGACAGGGCCACCGACTGCATGCCATCGAGCCCTGGATTGTTGGTCAGCGCGGCCAT